AGTCTTGTTGTTTAACTTGCATGTTGCCGCCTGAAACATTGTAAGGATAAACAGGAGGTAAACTATCTTTAAATATAGTAGCAAGTAATCTAAATTCTTTCTTTTGGCCATTATGTAGTCTTTTATGTATAGCTGATAATACTTTGCTTGATTTTTCCATCAAAGCCAAAGTAGTACCAACTGGGGCTTGTGAGTTACCTTCACCAACATTAGTATCTGCTATAGAAGCAAACTTTTGACCAGATTGCACTAATAGTCCTAATAAACTCAACAAAGTGCCACTAGGTTCTTTAAATGGTAATGGTTGTATTGCATCTCTAAGTGATCCTGCTGGTGCATCTACATCTCTAAATTCACCTGGTTGGATTGGCTCGTCTTCATCTCTAATTCTAATACCTCTAGTTTTAAAACCAGCGGGTAAATTAGCTAAAGTACCAGCATCAATTAATTGACGCATAATAGATGTAGAAGCTTTAGATAGGCCTCCTATCATGTGTGTTAGTCCAAAACCATAAAAACCTAAACCTGGCAAGAATTTAAAATGCACAAAGTATTCAGTCTTTTTCTTCATTGGATCTTCTTCTTTGAAATTTCTTCTGATAGCTAATATGTTTTCACTATTAGAGTCTATTGTTACTATGTAAGGTAACTTAACTCCACTAGGTTCGCCGTCTTGGCCCATATCTTCAAAGCCTTCTAAATCTAAATTACAATGAACTTCATAAAGAACAGATACTTCACCATCGTCATAACTAGGCTCCATACCTTCTAATTTTTCTTTTTCTGATTGTATGTCTGAAGTTATGTCCACATTATCTCCAGACTCTACATTTACATTTCTGTAAAAACCAATAGCTTGTAGCTTTCTTACATCATTTTCTGGCATCTTAACGACATGAGTAATTCGCGAACAGGTCTCTAAGTCAGTTGTATAGTAAGGTACAATTAAATCTTCTGGAGCTACAAACTTTGATACAGGTCTACCTAGAGTTTCATCATAGTAGACTTTTTTAAATGCAGAGCCTGCAAGTGGTAAATAAAATAACATTTGATCTAGCTCTTCATCATATTCTTCCATAACGTGAAGAATTTGATAATTCATAAATTCTTTAACTCTTTGTGCTTGTTCTTCAACTAAACCATCATAAGCACCTATAACTTGTGTTTTGACTGGACCGCCTGCTGGTAATAATTCTTTATATGCTTGCGCTTGGAACTGAGTAACAGATTCGCCTAACAATGGATGAATAACACCACTAGCCCCAGCAAAAGGTTCAGATCTATTGTCATCAAACTTCATACCTAAGTATTTAAGGCCATCGGTATAAGTATTTTCCCAATCCTCTCTAGATGATTTATCGCTTTCAATAGCTCCTACTAATTCAATATATATTGTAGATAACTCCTGTTTAGATATAACTTCAGCTAAGTTTTCTGCAAAGCCTACTTCTGGCATTACAGACTCTTCTGGGCCTAGTATTGCAGAACCGTCTTCTTGCATCTGCACATTCTCTTCACCTTCACTCATAGCTTCTAATACATCAATAATTTGAGTATCAACATTGTCTTGAGTTTTTGTTGTATCTATTACTTCTTCTGGAAATTGTTTTTCTATTGCCATTTTATAATCTCATCAATAATACGCCCTAAGAGGTTTTTGCCTTTCCTGATCTTCGTAATCGTTGGCTAAAGAAACAAAACCGCCTTCACGAAAACGCATTAGGGCTTGAGTCATAGTATCGCATAAATCATCATTAGCACCAAATGGAAATGATGCACATTCTTCTATCATATCTTCTGCAAAGGTTTTATTAGGTGCATATACCATTCCTGATTCAAAAATAGGCGCAACTGAGTGCATTCTAGAGTGTTTATCATGACCTCTAGTTGGTGAATAATTAACTACAGGAATGCCCATTCGCCGCAACTCTTGGGTAAGCGGAGTACCAGATGCTTTGGCTTCAATTAAAACCATATCGCATTCCCAGTAACTATATTCACGCATAGCTATTTCTTTTAACTCAGGAAAATCCCAACGACCTTTTTGACAATCAAGCAATATTAAACAGTCAGGAGAATCTTCTGATGGTTTAAATACTCCCCATGTAGATATAGCAGAAAAGTCAGCAGTTTGATTTTTAGAAAATGCGGTATCGTAGGATTGCATAATATATTTAACAGGAGGTATGCTTTTGTGTTTCCAGCGTTTCCACCAGTCTCTTTTAATAATGGCGCCTTCTTCAGCAGTAGGGTTCTGCATCCATTGAGCATTCCATTTAATTCCAGGAATAGAAGATTTAACCTTTAATAATTCATCTTTAGGCCAGAACTCAGGCCACAAAGGGTTGTCAGTTTCAGGAAAAATAGCAGGAAACTCTATCATTTCCCATTGATCTGCAAGCGCTTCTTTTTGCGAATCTAGTAATTTAGCAGTCAGATCTATAGAACTCCACCTAGTCATCACTAATACTATGGCTCCACCAGGCTGTAAACGCTGTCTAGGTCCAGATGTGTACCATTCCCAAGCAGACTCCAGAGCATTAGGACTAAGGGCGTCTTGCTCTGAATGGGGGTCATCGATAATAAGTAAATCCGCACCCCTACCAGTTACAGCACCACCAACACCAGCAGCGAAGTATTCGCCGCCTTTATTGGTTTCCCAACGTCCTGCTGATTTGTTGTCAGCTTGAAGCTTAACTTCAGGGAATACTTCTTTGTATTCTTTTTGATCCATTAAGTTTCTAACCTTACGACCAAATCGTACGGCAAGTTCCCCTGTATGAGTTGTTTGCATAATCTTCATCTTAGGCTTCTTGCCCATAATAAAAGATGGGAAAAAGGTAGATGCAAATTCTGACTTAGTATGACGAGGTGGCATGTTAACAATTAAACGTTTAATCTCGCCTGTTGCTACCTTGTTAAGTTTTTCTGCAAATATTTTGTGATGACGACCACATATAAATTCTGGCCACATGTGTTCTACGTAGAACAAAAAATCATCTTGACATCTAGCTTGAGTTTCAAAGCCGTCAAGCTTTTCTTTGAGCATCAGAGCTTCTTTGAGTTCTGTCTCGGTTAACTTTGAGAAGTTCATTGTTTTTTGTTAATTGCTTCTTTTACCTTAACTGCTTCGTCTTTTATTCTTTTAACTGCTTGTTGCGCAGCAGCTCTTTCGTTAGGATCAATATTTTTAGTAAGTTTTATTTGTCTATTGAAATCTATTCTTAACTTTTCGTATAGTTCTTTTAATTTTTTTAAAGGCATTTTATTGTAAGGAAGTGCCATTCCCATGATGCCACTAGTATCAGCAGCCATTTGTTGAGCTTCTTGCAAATAGTTTCTTGGCATTACTCCACCATACTCGCCAATCTCCATCATAAATTCTGGAGGTGCTTGAGTAGGTTGCGTGTTGTTAAGCAGCCTTGAGTTCATGTCTGCTATAGATTCTACGTTAGGTAGTTCTGCCATTTATCTTAGCCTCGGATCTTCTCCGTTATTTTTTATTTGTTAGGGATATTGATTGATCCAATGGATGTCTAAATGGTTGAGGTCTTCCGCCACGGAAATTACCGCCGCCCATTCCTGGGAACATGCCGCCTAAACCGCCACCTTGAAATGGATTGCCACCAAATCTGCCACGTCCACCGCCGAATCTGCCGCCGAATGGATTTCCACCCATACCACCGCCGAATCTGCCGCCATACATACCGCCACCGCCGAAGCCTCCTCCGAAGCCTCCGCCATACATAGGTGGTCTAATAAAACCGCCACCGCCGCCGAACATAGGTGGTCTTCCAAAACCTCCACCAAAACCGCCACCGCCGAACATTGGGGGTCTACCGAATCCACCGCCGCCACCAAAGTTGCCGCCGAATCCACCGCCTCCAAACATAGGAGGTCTGCCGAAACCGCCGCCAAAGCCACCACCAAACATAGGAGGTTGTGGCATAAAGCCACCACCAAACATAGGAGGTCTAGGTCTAAATAAAGGGGGTGGTCTACCAAATACAGGTCTTTGAGGTGGTTGTATGGGCATAGGCCTCATACCAGGGAGAGAAGGTGGTTGAACAGGACCGCCAACTTGAGGTGGTTGTATAGGCATTGGCGCTGGCATTGGTCTACGCTGAGAAGGTGGTTGCTGTATAGAAGTTATACCGCGATTTTGTAGTGGCATCTGCGGCATATTATTGCCAGGTGGATTATATGGAGTTTGCATAGAACTGTCTGTAAACATTCGACCGCCAGGGCCTTGAGTAATTACCTGCAAAGCTGCATTGCTACCTTGTTGCTGCATTTGAGGCATATTATTGCCTACATTCATCTGTTGTTGCGGCATACCTTGTTGTTGCTGCATTTGTTGCGGCGGTCCTGGATTGTAATACATATTTTGCATCATTAGCTCATCTCCTGTAGCTCACTAGCTATCGGGTCTTGTTGGCCTTGTTGCATTTGTTGCATGACCATTGTAAATAAATCTTCTATGTCTTCGTCATCAAGACCTTGTTCTTTTAAAAAATTAATAATTTCTTGTTCGCTAATGCCTTGTTGCACCATTTGCATAACAGCCATTACTAGCTGTTCTATCATTTTAGTTTGTGGGGCAATGCTTTGTATTTCAGCCATAGCATCTTCTTCGCTCATCTGCATACCAGCAAGCTCATCATCTATAGCTTCGCCGCCTTGTGCATATACGCCTCTACCTTTTAAGATATCAGCTTGAGTAACTTTGCCGTCGCCTGTTAAATCTGGGAAAGAAGCTTCGCCGCCTTTTTTCATATTAATTATTTTGTTATTAATATCAATTTTTTGTTTATCTAAATTATTAATTTCTTCCACAATTTTTTGTGCACGCTCAAATTCTTTGTTCCTAACAGCCATTTCATATTCTTTCATAAGATTTTCAATAGAGCTTTCTATAGAAAACATTTGTAATTCTGGCGTCCTATTTTCAAATTGCATATTTATCTTCCTCTTCCCATTCTAACAGTTCCACGACTCTTTGGTCTAGCACCTGCAAAAATCATATTTTTAGGTTTTCTTCTTGGTTTTGGTTTTGGCTTAGGCTTGGGAGCTACTGGCTCAAAGATGGGCTTAGGCATATAGTCACTACCGCCCAGGATTGGTGATGGCGGTCTGCCTATTGATGGTGGCATTGGTGGCCTTATGTTTCTTGGAGGCAGTTGCTCTATAAAAGTTTGTGGTGGTATAGCTTTTGGTGGATCAGGCAATCTTGGCATACCAAAATCTATACCGTTAAATCCTCCGCCAGTTTCATCAAAGTCTTTGCTGCCACCTTTGTAAGCAATACCATCATCTATAGGAGTTACTACAGGTTTTATATCCACACCTAATTCTGGAAAAGGTATATAAGGATTTATATCATCTGGCGTAATTGCATTTATTTTATCTAAATCAATTTGAAAATCTAATACTGGATCACCAACTTCTTTTTCAGCCTCTTCTCTATAATCCATGTTGTATTTGCCTCTTGGGTCAAATAATTCCATGCCGCCTGGTGGCACG